CTGCTCCAACTGTTCAATCATTTCATCAGTTAATGAATCTTGCCAACCTCTTATAATACGTTCAAATGTGTGCCCTTCAATTTGGTCCTTATATTTTTCAAACTTTACACGATGCTGTTGTGGCGGAATATTATTTTCATAGTTGGTGGGCTGAGGGAGTGAAGTTAAATCGAGCTCTTCTTTTTCATCCTTTACTTCCTTTACTTCTATTACAGTGCAGCTACAAGCAATCAGCAACACTAAAACCAGCGTTAATAAAACAATCCTCTCTTTAACAGCTCGACGCATATTTTACTCGCCCCCTTCCTTTTGAGAAAATTATACCATAAAGAAAGGAGGCATCAATTTAAATTATATTTCATCCTCCCTGATAAAAACATCGAATCCAAGTTCCTTAAGTTTTTCAGCCAACCTTTCCGCATTCTTCCTTTCTCTGAAAGCACCCACCTGAACCCGGTATATCTTGTTTTCCAGACCGATCTTTTCCATTATTTTAACTGCCTCCAAAAGCTTATCCATCGGGAAGTATTTACCCGGGCACGCCGTTGCCACAAAATCCTTGTGCCCTTTTATTCCTTCCAAATTTGGGAATCTGGCCTTGTTGACTGCTATGCGTTGAACCAACGCATTGAATTGGGCCTCCGGCATCTCCGTCTCTTCCTCATAGTTGCCCTCGCAACAGATGCCATAACTTTTGTCGTTCCATCCCTTTGTATGTGCCCCTACATGGTCTCCACGGCAAATATAGACCGTGCCATCTTTCCTGATATACTCGTTGTATCCTATACCAGCCCAGCCACGGCCTATGTGGTTTCGGTGGATCGCCTCTGGAGATGCCTCCTTGACCGCTGCGTGGTGTACGATTATATATTTCACCTCCTCCGGCTTTAATGGTGTTAGCTTTTCTTTCCATTCAAGATTTGCCGGTACAACCTTCACAAGCATCACTCCTTTCTAGGTTTTTTGAATAAAAAAAGAGCGCTAGTTGACTAGCACTCTTTTAATCTTTGCTTTCATCAAACATGTTTTACTAGCATTTCCCACAATTGCGGATCCTCCTGGCCGATGGTCCACATACCAATGCCCCGGACCCCGAATTCATAGGCCGCTATATCGCTAAATCTGAGGATGGTTTCCGCATCCGGGAAGTAAACGATGCTGAACCCGTCGGCATCGCCCAGGTACAAGGTACCCAACCACACACCGATGTCCCGCATTCTAACTTTTACCGGGTAATCGCCCGGTTGCGATAGCGTAAAGACCGGTGTGTGCACATAATCCCAATCGTTGGAGATGGACGTTGACATGCCGTTCCCCGGATCCACCCGGGTGGTGATTTCCTCAACGTCGCCATTTACCCGGAAAAACCCCCACCGATCCAGCCAGGTGACGTTTTGCCGTGGTATCCGCCCAAGGGTAACAACCTGGCCGTTCGGTAGAGTAAGGTCGATTGCTTCCCTCGGCATCATGACATAAGAATCGGCCACCACAAAGAGATCCGACGTAATGGGTGCCTCGGCTCTGATTCCGCAGGATCCAGAAACAGTACCCGAAGCGGTATAATAAAACACCAGATCATCCCGAACAAAAGCAGCAAGACGGTTTCCCCTGGCCCGCAGGCCAATCGTATAGAAGGCCCCGACTTTCACGCCCAGGTTGTAACTATAGACCACCGAAGATCCGCTGTAAAGCTCAAGCCGTCCCGTATTGGAGTTCACGGCCAGCCAGTAATTGCCCAGGAACACACCGGCTCTGCCGTTGCTGTCAAGCCGGATCGACGCCCGCACCAGGACATTAGAAAAGCCCTCATAACGCAGCGTAATTTGACCCTGACCGGTGATCCAGGAATAAGGCCGGCTGGATGCATCCTCCGGATCCTTGTGGATTTGCCAGGACCCTGCGATTGAATACATGCTCGCCGGCAGCTCGGTCCAATCCCGAAAATCGTCGTAAAAGATGTAAGCATACTCAGGTATGCGTCGGAGGACCTCGGCCGTAATTTTGAATTTGCCCTCATGCGGCCAGGCAGGCTTGCCATTCACGTCCACAAAATACCGTGGCCGCACGGTAAATTGTGCCTCGCCGCCGTAGTATTCCTCGGTAAAGGACCCTGCTACCCGGATATTCGTGATTAAGGTCCCGTAATCGCTGCCTTCACCAAACAGCTCCAAAGTATGGGTACCAGCACTTAAGTAGAAGGTCCCGACCTTGTACCAGTGAAGCTGCCGCATGTAAGGATACCACAGCTCGTCAGCCGACACGTAAAAGGACTGGCCGTCCAGTGCAAAATGTAGCCGCCGTTTATCGAACCACGGGAAGTTTACCCGCAAGACCAGGTCCCAGAATCCGGCCGGCGTGGTGAATTCCCAGACCACATGTGCCTCATCCTCCATTTGTGGTTCCTGGGTTTCGCCTTCGTCGGAATTGTCGACTCCGTCGTTCCCGCTGCCGGGTGGCAGCTCCCTGGGTTGCCGTGGCGCTACCGCACCCGTGGACGGGTCCTCCGTAAAAGCACCGGTGGCCTCGGTGTAGTCGGTACCTTTTATATCCACGACAATATTGCTCCATTCAACGTTCTGTCTTTTGCTATACGTGACCAGATAAGGTTTGTTGTTCATGCTGCTTTGAGTAACCGGAGACACCCGAGAATCTGCCTCGTTGCCCCTCGGGTAATCATAAATGTGCAGATACAAGATATTGTGATAATTTTCCTCATCGTAGAAGGCCGCAAATGGGATATATGGCTGGGTGTTGGTAGAAGGCCGATCGCCCCGGCCGTCGGTGTGGGAATAGACCCCCAGCGCCCAGTTTAGAAAATCAGGAAAGCCGCCGCCGTAACCACGATAAGTCCGGTTCAAGTTTGCCGGGTAGTCGTATATTTCCCAGCGGTACCCGAATGCCGGCGTGCCCATAAACACTTGTTCCGGGTCAAAAGCCTGGACAGCATAGCTCATAACACTCCGGACCCACTCAACCGGCGACGTGGACCCTGGTGCCGACCCAGCCCAAGCAAAGCCATAAGTCATGATTTGAGCGGTGTCGCATAGGCTCCGGAGCCGTTCATAAGCACACCACTTTTCAGGCCCCACAGTGATGTAAGGCCCGGTCATGGGTGGCAGGTCCAAGTGTACATGCTTTCCACGACTTTTTACTTCCGCATAGATCCGGCCATATAGCGCATAAATTTCATCGACCAGGTCATTAGGCCCGACCTCCAGATCGACGTCGATCCCGTCGGCCCAAGGATAAGTATCTAAAAGCTGGTGCAGCTCGGATATAAACCGATCTTGCGCCGCCTGGTCGGTAAGCAAGGCCCGCCAAACGCTTTGGACGCCGTCATTGCGAACGGTAAGCAGCCAGGTTATATGCGGCCAACGGCTCACCGCTTCCAGCGTGTTTGACGGAACGGTTCCAGTGATAGTGCCATTGCTGTTTATCACAAAGAAAAACAACCCCACATGCGTTATCCTGTCACCGTGCTGATATATCCTGTTTATGTGCTCTGACGTCCTTGGCCATATTAGCACACCCCTGTGCTGCGTTTCTAAACTCACATGCGTTCACCTCCGACACCTTTAAGCCAGGTGTCCACTTCAAAAAGTACATATGCCGCACCTTTGGGTTGCTCCGTTTCCGGGTTTACTAGTTCTATCTCATACCGGCCATATCCCGCCGGTATAGTGTGGAAATGCCCTTCCCACTCCGTTATAGGCTTTTCGTTGACGGCAACCGTGCGCTTTGTCGCTGAAAAGTAGAGTTCATCCCCGGCTTTTAGTTCCCGGTTGAGTTTAAACGACCTTGTCCGGTAAAAATGATAAAGCCGTACCGCCCCGACCGGCAGGTTCCACAAAGGTCGGATCCTGTAGTCCAGGCCACCGGTAACCCTTTTTGTGATGTCGTCCTGGTCCACCGGTGCCCTGTTGAATACCGTTACAGCCGCCTTACCACGTATAACAATATTGAAATGCCTGAACGTAACCCCTGGCTCTCTTTTGAGTATCTCTATGTTGGCCGGCACATAGCCGGTCAGGTGTGTACCGTCCTGTAGCATAATGTCAGTTATCCGGATATCCGCCTCCACGTCCTGTACTATAAACCGCACCTCTGCCGATACCACTCGTTTTTTAGGACTAAAACCGGCAAAATAGCGCTTCCATGCCATGTTCATCACCCATCAAAACTCCATCTTATCTCGGACGGATGCCCGGTCCACATCGTTGCTATCGTCCCGCCTTGGAGCATGATATCGGTAAGATAAATCGTTACCTCGGCATCCTCAACGATAAACTTGACCTCAATTTCTTTGACCTTTCCCTGCGGTGTAAAAGTAAATATTTTATGCTCCATGCAAAATCACCGCCTTAAATCAAGCTCACATACTGCTCATCCTCCGTACCGTCATCATAGACAAATTTCACTGCCACCCCGATTTTTGCGTTAGGCCCTCGCAGGATATCACCAATATCGATGCGGAAGGACAGCGTATAATTGTCCCGGTGCGCCGGTTGTACCGTTTGTGACAGCGTTTTTGACGCCCCGAGCTGGCCCTGAACCTTGAAGGACGACGTTCCCGAATAACCCCTCGTGCTGTCGATTTCCCAGCCGTTATTCACCCAGTAAGCAAAGCCGTTTTCGGCCCGGCTGTTCAAAAGGTAGTTGAAAACCATCATTTCAAGCAGCTCGGAGCGGTCCACGGTGTCGGCCAGCTGCAGCGCTTGAGCGGTCGTTTGCAGCGAATCGATGAGATCGGCCAGAGTAGAGACCTTGTTTGATAGCTCCAGCTGGGTTTTCCACGGCTGGTCCACGTAATAC